GTCAAGATACACGCCACAATTCCCCCTCTATAGGAAGAACTATGCTGATTCAGCCGGTATTTCTGTATTGCACCAAACTTGGAAACTTACGTTACATCCAAGGGCTACACTGTATCACTATAACATATTTTGAAAATATGAAAAAGTGACTATGTAGTTTACCTCGAACGTACCCTTGCGGGAAGACGCGAATTGAAACGATGATACTTCACACATTCAAGTGTAAATATATGTCGGTTCACGTACAAATATTCTACGATCTCAAAGAGATTTTAAGCTAATCGACCGAAATGTCGACGCCGAGAATATTATGTCCGTGGGACCTTATATTAGTATATGTCTTTCAATTTAGTTTAACCAAAAGTGAGTGAACAAAAATCCGGATGTTACGACCCGGTATTATCATAGGAGCAGAGTTATTGTCTAACAACAATATACTTCTCATCTTCATGATCATTAAGTAACTTACGATCTCTATACTCAAGGTACATCTGATTCAGAGCTTGTGTGCGTTCAAACGCGGACAGCAAAGGTGAAAGATTAATACCTATCCAAGGAGTAAGAGAGACCGTGAGATCCCATTGGAACGTGGCACCTACTCCAGTGATGGTAGGAGCAGGGAATGTCATGTAAGGAGCTGGAGACGTTGAGGAAAAGTCGTCCAAGATATATGTACCAATTTGTACATAAGAACTAGTACCAGCACCGAAGATATTCACAGCGTTCCCGAAAGATCGAGGACGTGTAGATAGACCTGTAGGAACAGCGTCTGTCATATCGAAGGTGGGTGTAGTACCAGCAGTTGACTTTGCGGAATAAGTGTATGTCACAACTGTTTTAGGACGGATACCAGCAAATGATAATGCGTTTGTAGAATTATACAAACCATCACATTGGAAGGTACTGTCATTAATAACAGAAGATGATGCAAATGCACTTGATCCAGCGGTCAACACACCGATGGTAGCTGAGGAAGAGTGGTAAAGACCACCAATTGTTCCGGCAGGAGGAGCTCTGGGCTTACTGAGTTTGACTTTATAAGTCATCCACAGTTCACCAATCGTAGTCACAGCTTGCATACCTACGCATGCAAGTTGTAACCGACCGATACACTGGAGATTTTCTGCAACATTCGATGAGAATGATGTTGGAGTAGTCACAGTGGACGCTGCTTGGGAACGAAATACACCTTGATTATATCGTGCTTTCACGATATCCATCTTTGGCGAACATTCAATTGGGTGTATAAAACTTTCGGATGGCTTCTTAGCCGAGGCGAACATATACGACTCCATATCGGATTTATTCGTAAAGGGAGGACGTGATACATCGTACTCTGTAGTGAGCACAATAGTACCAAGGGCATTATTGGTTGAGGCAATGGCATCACCAGAAGTAGAGTTATAGCATGCGAGCAATCCGAGAAACTCGAATTGTTCATAGCCTAACGCTTCTATGTGTAGCCAGGGGAAGAGATTGGAATTCAAAGGATGAATGTCCCACATATAGGTACCATAATTGACCGATCCAACAACATCAGTAACCATCTCGCGATGGGTGATGATGACGGAACCGTCTTTCTGGAACTCAAATTGTGGAACATCGGAAGATGATTTGGCAAATACATTGTTTTCAACTTTATATTCACCTAAACCAGTCACTTTTGATATCCAGGATCCTGCATCCTTGCCAAGGTCTTTTAAACCGACTAGGTTTCCTAACGTACCACCGATACTTGATAATATCTTGTTACCAGTGGATTGAGGAGCTTTATGTTGTTTTACAGTTTTACTCTGGGAAGCTTTTTGGCGCTTGCCTTTGCCTTGAATAGAATTCATGGGGTCCTCCTCGTCTTTGCAGGATTAAGAAGCCTGCGGAGCGACTATGCTCGCTATGGAACTGTTCTCGAATCGTTCGTTCTCGACACTAGGTCTACGATTCATAACAAGAACAGCTGATCGTTGTAGTCTGTTGGCGTTCACAATGCTTATTGCTTAGCTCTCTGCCTTATAAGAGATTTGATCAGTTAGTCCATAGGACCCAAATTTACTATCACCTGACGGTGTTGTTGCCTAAAGTGAGGCTTCGTTACGCTCGGATTATACCATAGCGTGGCGGGGTTACCCCCTAGTCGCAGTTGTCTTCCTGGTGCTGAAAAACAGCATCATAGAAATCATCTGCAACTTCTGACGAATGAATTGTATTCACGTCATCACATCCTATCCCTCCTACTCTGTATTCTGTAAAGAGTCTATCGCGAAATTCTGTATTAGATACAGTCATTTTTGCGCCTCTGAACCTTCGAATACCTTGAAACATAAATTTTAAACGTTCAAGCTCATGAGAGTCGGTTGGATTAACACACCAGTTTGGTGGGTGGTACGGCGATGCCTTCTCATGCAAATGCATGGGACGAGGACACCACGAATCAAGTAGGACATATTGATTGTTGTCTGGGATATCTTTAAAATTCATATCCTCTCTATCGAGATCCACCTGAAAGCCAATTGGCTTACAAGGTCGTTTGTAATAGGGGGTTGTCCAAGCATCAAGAAGCTTCTTAGCAATCTTGCGTTGGCAACCATTAACAATAGTGTAAGGTTCTAATGTTTTCAAGGCACCGGATTTTGCCGCATTTTTAAAAGACTTTCCTGTGAGATAGGTCATGTTAGGTACTTTCATACCCAAACCACCAAGTTCACGAGGAAGGAAATAGTTTAATGCTGCACCATCTGGTGTAAGAGAACATTGTTGAAGTTTTAGAGCATTGTAATGAAGGAAACGATCGTTAGCACGTACCTTATTATATGCCCCTAAAATAGCGTCTGCATGAATGCAGTGAACTGGTTTGGCTTTATCACCAGATCGCGCTACTTTACTTCGGCCCATCAACATTCCTACGTTGTAGAAAGGAATAGACTTCACCTTATTGTTATGGACAGAGAACATTTCACTGTTCACTGTACAGTACTTGCTGTGAAAGAAATTCTTACCAGGACTAGGAGTTAAACCTGCCTTTGGTACAAACTCTAACCATCTGTTATACTTCTCTTGTGTCGTTCGAAATAGTATATCATCGCCGTTGATTTTGACGTTAAGATCTTTTAACTTCTTTACATCAGGTTCAACTGCGATCCAATATATTGCTAAATTAATTGCACATAATACTGGAAACGAGAGAACAGAACCCATTAATTGGCCGTTCTGTTGCATAACAGGTGGAAGAGGATCTTCATCCACTAACACTTTAGGATAGTGTATCTCATGTTCATAGAGAACATCTTGTAAGATACCCACATATCGTGGATCCACACTTGGACATTGGAACCTAAGGTACGCCAAACATAGTTCAAGAAAGAGTTTTGTAAGCTCTATTTTGACATTGTCTGTCGCTGCCGAGAAGTCCCCCGATGCAAAAATGCCATCAGGCGATCTACTAACAAGATCTTCGATATCTGTGATATCAAGAGGTCTGCCAATAAGATCAAACTGAAACATTTTTCGCATATGAGTGTGGAGGTCGATTTGAAATCCTTTAGAGATTGCATATGGTAGTGATTTACCTTTAGTGATATTGCGAACTTTTAAAGGTTCACATATCGGGTATACCATAGCTTTTGCATCTCCAATGGGACATTCATCAACCATATCAGAAAGTAGCATGGTCGCAAAACCACGTCTCTCTGATACTCCAGATCTTGGGTGAAAAGACATCTTCAGTAATTCATCATTTGATGTGTATCCCAAGGATACAAACTCTGTAAGAAGATGTAATTTTCCACCACCACCCTTAGTGCCATTTTCCCAACACGCACTGCTAGAGTACTCATGTACTCTACCGAGTTGTTCGAATTTTAGACCTTTAATAATCTGACAAAATTTGTCAGCTATTTGTCCCTTCAATTCTACATCAACTCCCCCCGAAACTTTCGACATAGCTGCTCTATGTTTATGCAGACTCTTTAGTATGAAAGTTTCATCCACCACATCGGCACAGCGCTTCGCTTGTGCAAATGACCAAAACAGATGTTGCTGTTTATCTGATAACGAAACGAGTCGATTTCTAAGAAATCGTCGCACGGAACCAGTAAACAGCAGCGGCTGTGGGACGTCTTGAAGCGGTCCAATTTGACTACCTTGATACATCGTATAATAACTCGATGGCGCAATAGGTAGGACCTGCTTCAAACTCCTTGCATGCATCCACTCTAAAGAATA